TTCGCATGTGACCTATGCGACAGGAAGAACCTATCACAAACGGGAATATACATGCACCTACTACGAACACACAAAGGACAGCCAGAACGTATTAAGCGTATGTACTGTTATATGTTTAGTATGCGAAGGTCAATCGGCGGAGCGTATGATAGTAGAGCGGGCAGTAAGACTGCAAAAATCGGAGGACAAACAAAATGAACCAAATCGAACAGATAGCAATGAAAGAGATTTACAACGCGGCGAAGAACAAACAGCTCGACCAGGTACGTGCATGGGTTCAGTTCCTCGACAAGGCGCCGAAGATGCGAACACGCCAGCATCACGGTAAGCGTCGAGCACCTGTTAAGACTGCTATTGTAAACTCGTCCCGAACTGCAATCAGAAAGAAACAAGTACGTACTTTGGTCCGCGAGCTGCTTACAAAGAAACCAATGACTATAAAGCAGCTTTCTGCAGATTTGGCTATCCCAAGTCAGCGCATTTGGAGAGCCCTCCAACACATGCACCACATCGAAGCGGATACAAAAGCGCACGGAGAGCATGTCTATCGGGTGACCAAATGAACGTCAAGCCAGCACTTAAAGGCGCGACAAGCAAGCAACGACGCAAGAACAAGAAGCGTATAGCACGCGGTAAGAGGAGTCAGAAATAACATGGCGGCTGAAATACTACTCGTAGATGGAAACAAAGAGCTACAAAGAATCCGCATCCCGTACAACGGACGAGGGGTATTTGATGTGCTTAACGAAACCCTTGAGCTTGAAGACCTTGACGTGCTATCATGGGCCGACTACTCGGGAAAGGCAATGAGAAAGCTTGACCCGTTTGAAGTGCGTGACCTGCACACAAGATTGATGGGCGCACTCTCGGACGTGATGCTTGTTGATGTATGGAGATACCCGTCAGGCTCGCCACTTACCACGCTTGAGAAGATGGACATACAGGGACGGCTCGTCGAACTCTTGGGCCTGCTGCGAGAAGCGCAACGCAACTCATCGCACAGAGAAGTATTGGTGATAGCATGATGTGCTACAGAGATACGACGTTCTGTGTCAGCTCCGGCTGCAAGAACAAGTGTGGACGACAACTGACCAACGAGATACAGCAGGCGGCATATGAGTGGTGGGGAGGACGAAATGCACCCATCGCAATAGCCGAATTCTGCGACGACAACGGAGAAGTGAAAAGATGACAACCCAACAAATACCGCCGCGCTTCCGTAACTGGGTGCGAGCAAAATACAATGACGAGGTTAAAGAGGCGCAAATAGTAGACTTCTATCGTCACGACTGGAACATAGACGAGAACGTAGCCTACTTCAAGACGCACTTCGGCAGTACGCTACCGATAGCGGAGCCTACGAAGCTCACACACTATATGCAGAGTGCGGTCGAAACTGCGCCAGAAGTGCGCGCAGAAGTGCGACAAGAACCACGAGGTATGCGACGCAAGGACCTGTCATGGATAGGAGACAAGCAGCGATGCGTCTACATCTTAGGCGGTAGAGGCAGCGGGAAGAGCAGCCTCTCCCACTTCATCGCAGACAAGTTCAAAGGTCAAGACGTTTGGGTCTTCCGTCATCCACGCGAGGACCTCCTCCCACAAGGATACCGTGTAGCATACGACCTCGGGCAACTCGAACGAGTCGAGAACTGCGTCTTCTGGATTGACGAGCCGCAGCTCCACATACCAAACGGGGACAAGAAGAACAACGACGCGCTGCAAAGGATAATGAGTATCGCTCGTCACAGGGACATCACGCTCATCGTCAGTACGTGCGACCCAAGGGCAGTGAACCGAGGCGTTGAAGCGCTGTTTGATGTTATCATAGTACTTGACATAGACCCGTTTGCGCTTAAGCAGGGCAGTACACCGAAGAACCTTATCCGCAAATACGCGCTATCAATTGACGGCTGGCGCATGCAGCGAGGCGAAGGCTTACTTGCTTGCAGGGAGAGACCGGAGCAGGAAGGACGCTTCACCTTCGCAAAGCCCGACTACTACACTGACGAACTGTCGAAGGCGTACAAATGATTTTTTATTTTAATTGCCGTTATTCGGCCCACGGACTGCGGGGCTGTATGTTTAGCGATGCTAAAATTATGAGGGTGCCGTACGTGCAATCGCATCGACGACTGCCTGGTTCTCTACGACGTTGGACGAACCGAAGCACATCGTCATGTTATCCACAAACATGCACTGGGTCTCGTTGAACGAATACGTTCGCATCGGGGGCGAGTACACAGTCCACACGCCACGAGCAAGCGTTGTCCTGTTCAGGCAGTCACGGTATCCCGCAGTTGAGTTCATCGAAGGATATGCTCGGTATCCTGTTGAACTTATGCGACAAAACGTTCCTGTCTCGACGGTAACGGAGCAGGCGTATACTGTGCAGTCTCCTGCAGCGTCGGTAGTTTGGAAGTCTGTCTGCTTCTCGGCCGTCAGTACAAGAACAGTTCCAAACAGCAGGCCAGCGACGATGCAGAGTATTGCGAATGTTTTCATGTTGCTATATCACGTTCAGCTTTCGGATTGAGGGGGTAGTGTATTATACGCATTCATCATATATAACCTTTCCGCATCAAGAGTACTTGCATATATGTACATATGTAACTAAGTTACATAGTTACCCCCTAATCCTCTGCTACCGTGATATATAACAAGCACAGGATACATAAACTGATACAAGATAACATGTTATCTTATTTACATATATGTGGGGATGATTCTCTAATTTATATTTGTTTCGGATTTGATAGGTACTGCAGTATATATTTTGTAGAAAGCAAGCAGCAACCCACCAGAGTCTAAATCACAACATTTAAATATACGAAAGACCATGAATATAGCATGACACAAGAACAACTCACAGCTCTTGAGCTCACAGAGCTTCGTAAGATTTGTTTTAACGACGCAGCACTCGGTGCCTTCTCGGGCATGATATTCAACGACATGTCAGAGCTTGCGGACCCGAAGATGTGGACCGACGCCGACATCAGTACACGAGTTCGTGCAGCAATTCGTATCCGACTCATGGTACGGGAGATGAGCAAATGACCAAGAAAAGCATCTTTGAAGAAATCATAGAAGCAATCGTAGACTAAGGCTTTCGGAACAACCGAAAATATCTTTTTCTATCATCATACTTTCATCATACTTTTACAGCAACAAGGTATCGCAGTAACAATGAAAAAAACAATCTCTATAGAGTTTGACGAACAGTCAAAAGCAATCACAGCGAGAACTAAAATCGAGTACCAACTTGAGTCCATGGTTGAGGCTCTCACGTTTGAAAACAACGACATGCTGGACGAATCAAAAAAACTATTCAACGCAGCATGGGAATACGCTAATGCAAAGAGCATCGCCAAGAGCGGAGTGCACTACAAATGACAGAGACTAAATTTAGTATGAGCGACAGCAACACAATTCTTTCAACGTTGATTGGATACCTGCCCGTACAGGCCACACTTTTTGTACTCTACTATGGGAACATCCTGTTCATGCCGAAGTGGGTAGCATGGTTCCCTACAATTCTCTACGGCTCACTAATCACTGTGGTTATTACCTTTGCCGTAGTAGCAGTTTTCATCGGCGCACTGACTAGATAATCATAAACATTTTAAAGGGACTTTACCAAAAATGAACATGAAAAAATTTTGAGGAAAGACAAATGACACACCAACAACTAGACATAGAAACCACCGTTAAGGCAGGCAAGACGTACAACAACATCAAGCCGAAGATTGCACTCGACCAAGACAAGTTCTGCCTCGTGCGCAAGAAGTTTGCCGTAGGAAAAGAGCGCGAAGGCGTCGGCAAGTCTGACGGTAAGGCATACAAGTATTTCTCGCACAACGTAATGCTCATCCAGCCAGACGGTAGCGAACACGAAGTAAGCTTCCTTCTCTATGAAAAAGAAAACGAAGAGTTCGATGCTGCAGGCGGACTTGATGACACCGTTCGTATCTGGCTTCGCAAGGACAAGACCGGCAAGCGCAAGAACCCGCTTTACATCACCTTCGAGCGTGTATGAGATGAGCAAGACACCATCTGATGATGTAGAGCGCCTTCGCTCTCGTCTTGCTAAGCTCGAACAGGAGGTCTTCGACCTTCGCACGTTCGTGAACAGTCACAAGCACCGACGCTTCTCGCAAGAAGTATACGCGGAGAAGAGGTCTGCTTAAGTGGCCACTCCGTTCAAGTCACTAGTCTATCAAACCTTTATCGAGGTGCAGGTTGACTTTGATGAGAACGGAAAGGTACTTGACACCAAGACCTTGAAGCGATGGACTACCGAGAAGGGAGCCCCTCGTCCTGTTAAGCAGAAAGAGAAACCTAAGCCCGCAACAAAGAAACTACAAACGCAGCTACAAGAAGCCGCGGAGCTTTAATTTGAGCAAAGAAACACTACGCCTAAACTACGCATGCGTCAGTACCTTTAAAAGGGAACTCTATGGTAAAGTGCTGACACGCGAACACGTCGCTGGAGGCATGGTTCGCTTTGCAGAGAACGAGATAGTCTTTCCCGACAAAGAGAAAAGCGAGCGCCCGTTCTGGGGACACATCCTTGAGAAGAACGGAAGGAAGTACTTTCTTGAAACAGTAGACACCGAGAGTGGAGAGCGCATCGACATTCGTAAGGTTCTGCCGATGTTTGCAGAAGGCCTTGTGCCTTTCGCACACCGTGGAACAGTGTACGACCTCATCACGAAACCAAAGCCAGCAACCTTAAAGCCTAACAAGCGCATGAGCTTTAAGCAACTCGTCGACCAACTGTCGTGCCTGCCTCACACGAACCCCAAGCACGCTCGCATGCTGTGGTTTATTGTTCTCACGCAGATGATGGACAGAGCGAACTTCAGAGTAAGCTCCGTCCCGGGTTTCGGCAAGGACAGCGTGATTGATATTGTAGGAAACCTCGTCGGAGGAGCAGCAACCATAGTCCGTCCAACACCAGCAAAGCTTGAGTACCGCACCACATACAAGTTGTTGGTCGTGAACGAAATTGTCGGTCTTCCGAAAGCGGACTGGGAACTCATTGAGCAGTTCATCCTTGACGTCGCAGCATTCAAGCCGGAAGTTGAGAAACGCTCACGTGCCTTTGACAAGAGCATGGAGACGCTCAACGTAAGTGACTTTAGCTTTGGGCTGTTCTACAACGACGTAGACACGTACAGTGGAGACGAAGTAGAGTACGTCGACGACATCGCTAAAGGCGCAATCGTAGACCGCCTACCTGCTCTTCGCTTCTATGGTACGTACCAGCACGACTTCAACGAAGTGCAGACAGTGAACGTAGAGGACTTCGTGAAGGAGAACTTCGACACGTACCGCAGCCTCATCGCAACGTTTGCATACTACAAGGAAAAGCTTTTCGACCTTGAGCGCAAGTGGGACATGAAGATACCCTCGCGCGTTCCTGGAACGAACGTTCCATTCCCGGAACGATGGCGCATCAACTGTGAGAAGTTACTCCGAGTAGTACAGCTCTACAGTGAGAGCGAAGCAGAGTACCGAACATGGGAGAAGGTACTGTGGGACGCAATGGAAGACTACCAAGACATGCTCAAGTACCACCAAGACGTACCGCTTGTTCGCGAACGACTCTCAAAGAAGGAGTGGTTTGACGTTAAAGCGGCAGTCAAGAAAGCAACGACATTCAAACAAAAGCTTGCGGCTCTGCGCTCTCAAGGCGGACAGCAGCCAGACTATGCGGGGTTGACACAATGGCAGAGCTCATGAACACACTTAACGATAAAAAGTTAAAGTTCTACCCCAAGAAACACACCTACCGATACGGTAAGTGGGCGCTGCGCTCAGTAAGCGAGTGGCTGGGCAGCTTCAAGCCACCGTTCAAGGACTTCGACGCGAAGGCGGTAAGCAAAGGAATGTCGTACTGGCACTTCAGAAAAACTGGAGAGAAGAAGACCGCCACCGCAATCCGCAACGAGTGGAAGGCAGTAACGGAAGAAGGCACGGCAGTACACGCACAGATTGAAGACTACATCAAGTTCGACAGCGGACCACTCAACCTGTACAAGCCAACGCTTCCTCGTGCGAAGCTTGGCGTGGCAGAGTACAACAAGTTCAAAAGTAGGTACAGCCCGAGCAGCGTACTGTGCGAGGCGCGCATCTTCTCGCTACAGCTAAAGCTTGCAGGAACGATTGACCTACTCATGCTCACCGACAAAGGAGCAGTCATTATTGACTGGAAGACTAACCGCAAGCTCCGAGGCACTGTGCCAGCACGGGAAACGGTTGACGAGGATGGTTATATAGAGATTACGTCTGTGTTCGACCTTGACGGAGAGAATGTAAGCAAGTACACGATGCAGCTCAACACCTACGCATACATACTAGACAAGTACTACGGAATACCTATTTACGAAATCAAGCTCGTACACCTCACAGACGTTGAAGCAGTAGTGATGGACATTCCATACATGCCTTCGATGGTCGAGGAGCTGATTGAGAAGGAGAACAAACAATGACAAAGGTTAAATATCGCGTTTACGTCGAAGGGTATGCTTCACTGGAAGAAGTAGACAACATGAGTAAAGTGGCGCGTACCACATTTCCACTCGTGGCGGAAGTCGAGGTTAGATATGCTCACGAGTAGCGCAAAAAGCAAGGGCAGGCGTCTACAGCAAGCGGTGAGAGAAAAACTACTGGCACAACCCTATGCTATGGACACAGCCAATGAAAGAGCGCTACAGCCCGGAGATGTGCGCGTTGCCATCATGGGCGAAAGTGGTCTTGACATTAAACTATCTCCTTGGGCAGAAGAGGTTGTGCCGCTCGACATCGAGTGCAAGAACGTCGAGATAGCGTCACCGTGGGCATGGATGAAACAAGCAAAAGCAAACACACGCGAGGGAAGAATGCCTGCAGTGTGCTTCACACGCAACCGAGAAAATGATATTTACGTAATGATGAGGCTCGATGATGTACTTAAATTGCTCAGATGAAATCCCACACGTTCCTCTACTACCTAAGAGAATATGCCCGACTCTATCCAGAGGAAGACGTGATGGTGATGTACCGACCAACACCAGACTCATACTGGAACGACAGATGCCTATTCGGAAGTGAAAAATACAATGCCTTCAAACCATACAACCACCGCAGCATGCTCAAAAATGAAGTCGTCATCGAATTCGACCACGAAGACCCAGTCATCAACGCGAAAGAAACCGACAAGGTCTGCAAGCGACTCAAAGACGATAACATCACCTTCGCTCGATGGCAAAGCGGAAACAAATCCCACCACGTTCACGTCCTTCTTGCAATCCCTGAAGAAATACGTGACAGAAAAACTCTCAAGAAAGCCTTCCTCGACGTCTACACCGAAGGACTCGAAGTCAAGCCAGACTACCAACTCTGCATCGACAACCACCTCATCCGAGCAGAAAATGGCCTGCACGAAAAAACGGGGAGGCACAAAACGCTTATCCGCGCCACAGAAGACTATCCAAAGAATTCGGGAGTACCTGAAGCTGTATGGAGGAGATATGGACTCCGAGTCCGAGAGTCGATTGCTCGAGCTGCTGCACGTACTACCCAAGTCATCAAAGATTCGCGTGCAGTTAAGTTCCTCCTATCCACTCAAGATTTTGGAAGTGTCGGTGATGGACGCGAGCGAGCCCTCTTCATACTCTCACAAGTACTACGTAGTGAGTACAGCCAAGACGACCTCGTGCAATTTCTCCAAGATTGGTACCGCTACAGCGGAGGGAAAAAGCTTTCAAAGCAGCAAGTCGCGCAGAAAGTCCGCTACAGCTACGGCAAGCAGTACAACATCACGGAAAGGTACGTCGAAGAGTTCCTCCAAGAGATAGGGCATAAAATTTAAATACTCGAAACACCAGGAAATACACAATGAGTTTTAAAACTTATCCCAAGATTCACGCCATCGGAAAGGAAGAGGTAAAGGACATTTTATCTGACCCCAACCACCTTATTGTGGTTCAGGAGAAGATGGACGGAGCAAACTTCCGCTTCATGATTGACGAAGACGGCAGAGTACGTTTTGGCAGCCGTACCCAGGAACTTGAACCAACAAAGGAGCATGTTTACGCTAAGAACTTTAATCGCGCCTGTGCGTATATCAGAGAAAAAATAAACACAGTAGAAGACCTGAACACACTACGACATAAGATATTTTATGGCGAGTGCATGGTCAAGCATACCATGGATTATGACTGGTCGACAGTTCCTCCGTTCCTCCTTTTTGATGTATACGATATTGCACATGAGTTTTTCTATGACTTTAATTTTGTTCAGCACTTTGCCGAAACACTCAGCATAAAAACAGTACCTCATATCATGACGGTACCTGCGTCTCAAATAGCTAAAATCGACGACGAAGAAGTTCCAACTAGCAAGTACGCCCCACGACAGGCCGAAGGGATTGTTTTCAAGAACTACTCAGCCGGGCTGTTCGCAAAGTTCGTGCGACAGGAGTTTAAGGAAAAGAATGCAGAAGCCTTCGGCATGTCCCCGAAAGCTGCCCGTGAGCTAGGAGAAGAGCACCGCCTAGTAGCGACATACTGTACCAACGCTCGCATCGACAAGGCAGTGTTCAAGCTGCTCGATGAGGGGAACCAGTTGGAGATGTCGTTGATGAAGCACCTCCCGATGTCCGTTTACCTTGACATGTGGGAGGAGTGTTGGCGGGAGATAGTTACCGACCGGCAGCTCGGCGAGTTCTCCCCTCAAGAAGTTAAGAAAATAATTACGAATCGCTGTAAGTCAGTACTTAATCAAACGATAACAAACCAAACTATACTTTCTAAAGAATAGTTTCTAGTATTCAAATTCCACTTAAAAGGACCCAGTCACCCATCTAAGGCCATCAAGCCAGAGGTGGTGAGCGCAATGGGTCTTGATAAAATAGTAACCGAGGAAGCAAAGAGATTGGCCAAGACAAGAAACAGTTACGAAACCACAGTTGCGTTATACGACATCCACGCCCCGTACATTAGCGAGGCAGCAACTAAAATAGCTACCGACTACATCAGCACGACCAAGCCCAGACGTCTTGTTCTTGGCGGAGACCTAATCGATAACCCATCCATGAGTTTGTATCCGCAAGATGCCGACCACAAGATGGATACACGAGAGGAAATTGACAGTGCCGTAGCCTGGCTTGGCCGCGTAGTTGCCGGCAGCCCCGACACGGAGATTGTCGTTCTCGACGGTAACCATGATACTGGTCGTTTCGAGCGTCTCAAGAGCGAGGAGAGCAAGGCCCTCAAGAATCTCCGCGGCATGGACTTCTTCAGTCAGCTCAAAGCCAGTTACCAGGAAGCAGGCATGCCCAACCCGCTCAGGTACGCAGGCAAGAAGTATGAGCTCGGCCCGGGCATGGTATTCGTGCATGGCGATGGTCGCATGACCCCCGAGATTCTCGGTGGCGTCAACGGCGCTAAGCGCACGGCAGACAGTTCCGCCTTCCCTGGTAAGCACATCGTCTACGGCCACGAGCACACTATCGGTCAGGCATCCAGCAAGTGGGGAGACCGACAAGTCTACAAGGTTGCTGCGATGATGGACCTTGACGTCAAGTTCTACACGCACATGAGCCAGTACCAGAACGGATTCCTCATTGTCAAGTACTCACCAAATGTTCGCCCGAAACCAACATACCACGTCCAGAACGTACTCATCCAAGGCAGCGTCGCGCTGATTGATGGGCAGGAGTTTCACGGAGGGAGGAAGCATCGATGATTTCGATTGAGCGTGCTATAGAGCGCGTCGAAGTAATTGAAAACGTCAACGCAATATTTCAAGCTGTTAAGTACTCCGGCGACTGCACCCGACAAAATACTAAAAGTTTCGCATGGGCGCTTGTTGCTATGGAGCCTCGCTTTAACGACCTTGATGATATTCGTAAAGTTTAAATAACCACAATACCAGAAATACAACGTCCTCGGGAGTTAGCAATTCGCCCGGGGACACTCCTACTCACAGTAACATGGCAGCTAAAGATACAGACGGAAAAACAGTGTACATCACGAAAGACAGCGGCAAGAGAGTTGATTTTAACTCGGGAATGCGCCGCGACACACAGGATGGAAAACCACGGTATGACCTATGCTATGAACCACTTCTAACCGAGTGGGCTCACCTTATGGCTAGAGGAGCTGAAAAGTACGGCGAGAATAACTGGCAACTTGCGAACAGCCAAGAAGAGCTTGCGCGGTTCAAGGCCTCAGCATGGAGACACTTCATTCAATTTATGCGAGGAGACAAGGACGAGGCGCATCACGCGGCAGTTTTGTTTAACATTGCCGCCATTATGATGCTGGAGGAAAAACTTGGCAAATAGTCAAACAGACTCTAAAGAGCAGTGGCGAAAACGCTACGAGACCTATGGAAGAGATTATTACCAAAGAAACAAGGAAAAAATACTGGCTAGAGGAAGAAAAAACTATACCGCTAACGGAGAAAAGTATAGAAAATCCGGGAGAGATAGATATAACAGTCTTACTTTCTACCCACAGGTAATCATTGAAAGATGCAAGCTCAGAGCAAGGAAACAAGGAAGACCCTTCAATATTACGAGAGACGATATAGTTATACCTGATGTTTGCCCCGTACTAAAAATTCCTTTGCAACGAAGTTATGAAGGAAAAGCCAAGGCTAACAGTCCATCAGTAGACTGCATAATCCCAGAACTAGGTTATGTACGAAACAATATTCAAGTAATCAGCTACAAGGCAAATGTAATGAAAAACAACGCTTCTGAAGATGAGCTAATAAAGTTTGCTAACTGGATTTACGCCTTTTACGGAGAGAAAAAATGACATGCCCAACGTGTGACGAAGATTGCTCCATATCAGACCCATGTGAGTGCGACTGCCACGAGACCGAGGAGAGGTCTGCTGTGGTGTTTGAGAACCAGAGCATAGAGTACGAAGCAGACGTACACATGCTCGACAGTAACCTAATTCACAAAACACGAATCGTGGTCACAGGACGCACAATAGCAGAGGCGCACGAACAGTTCGAGAAAGTATACACGAGGGTTAAATGAAATTTCGCATAGGTATAGACATTGATGACGTTATCGCGGATTATGTGCTCGCTCTCGTGCACCACTACAACAAGGTGTACGGTACAGGCTACGTCTACAGCGACATAAAGTACTGGAACCTGTACGAGACGCTCGTCGAGCTTGAAAACGCGGAGGGCATGAAGGCGTTCATAGATGCCTACGTATATCACCCGGACTTCAGTAACATACCTGCGGTACCAGGAGCCATAGACTCCATTAAACTTCTTATCGAGGACGGTCACGACGTTTATTTCATAACAAGCCGAACCAGTAAAAGCATCGATAGGACGTACAAGTGGCTGTCAAAGCATGGACTTCCGATTGAACGAGTATTCTTCAACAAGGACAAGGGGTGGCTTGCAAAGCAGCTCATGCTGGACTTCCACATTGATGACGGCGCGCACAACATCCAAAGCGTCTATGACGGCTCTCCGGATACTGCCCTGATATTGTTTAGCCGACCATGGAATGCAGGAGTAAGCCTACCTATGCTCCATGATAGAGTAAGCGACTGGGAAGATATACTGGAGATAATCGATGGCTGCAATCAAACGGACGCATGACCAAATAGTAGACTCGCTTGTAGCTCGCCTCCAAGATAAACACGACTTCGTACGTAAGGAGAACCGATACTTCACTGGCGAGCGTTGCGTCGGCGAGATGGATGTAACCACTATTGACTGGTATGGAGGAAAAGCGCATATCCACTACTATGAAGTCAAGACTGGAGATTATCGCCACGCCAGGCACAGAGCTCGACAGCAGTACCATACTTTTATGGACGCGTATCGATGGAGGAAAGACGTAGTTCCCACCTTCATCTTCTACCATCCCGAGCGGGGCTTTGAGAGGTGGAAGCGTTGAGGCGGGTATTCGTCACCAACGAAACCGACATAGAGCTACTCGATGGGTTTTTCTGGCAAGTGTTTGCCTTTGACACAGAGACCGAGAACGAGCGATTCCTTCGTACCGGTCAGATGAGCCAAGGCGAAGAGGGCATGCGCTGGTCGCAACAGATAGTTATTGGTGCGTCTATCTCCGACGGTAACACTACAGCGTACTTCGACTTTCTGCTGTGCCCACAGCTCGTTGACTGGCTCAGGCCAAGAATCGAGTCAGCCACACTGCTGTTCGGCCACAACATCGTTTACGACACTAAGGCTCTCAAGAGAGTGTCGATTGATGTCGTGAAGCAAACTGCTTGGTATGACACCATGGTCGCACTGCACCTGCTCGACGAGAATAGTGAGAAAGGACTTAAGTGGGCGGCAAAGGAATATCTTGGAGAGACAGAGACGATAACATACCTCCAGGCCCGGAAGCAGGGGTATTCCTCCGAAAAGTTTTACAACTACGCCTGCAACGACGCGGAGTGGACATGGAGATTGGCGCAGGTCCTCTCAAAAAGAATTGCCGACAACAATCTTACGTTCTTGATGAACCAGATTGAGATGCCGTTCCTCAAGTGTGTTGCGGAGATTGAAATGAACGGTATGCTGGTCGACAAAGCACGGGCCGACCGCATCCGTGCAGAGCTTGGAGAAACAGCGACCAAGCTCGAACTTAAGCTTTACGAAATCATCGGAGCGAAGTACTCGCTTCAAACCACGTTCCCCGACATGAAAGTAATTGTCACGTCGGACGTCAACCTCGGCTCACCAGAGCAGATTCGCAAAATCCTATTCCAAGACCTTGGCTTCAAACCAACCATTAAAACAGAGACGGGCAAAGACAGCACTGGGGTCAAGGTCTTGGAAGCCCTTAAAGGGCAACACCCATTCGTAGATACGCTACTTGAGTATCGCGTAGTACAGAAGCTTCGTAGCGCGTTCTTCGAGCCCCTAACACAGTTTGTAGATGGAGATGGTCGAGTACGCTCACACTACAACGACGTAGGCACCAAGACTGGACGGCTTTCCAGTTCCGGCCCGAACATGCAACAACTGCCGCGACCTAGAGAAGGTTTCCCCAACACTCGCTCATGCTTCGTCGCACAGACAGGGTACAAGTTTATCGGCTGCGACTACAGCGGACAGGAAATTCGCGTCATGGCACACCTCAGTGGTGACGAGATTCTTCTTGACGCCCTGCGCAAAGAGAAAGACATCCACCTGGCAACGGCTAACCAGTTCTTTAACCTGGGCATACCTGAAGAGGAGTTATATGAAAGCCATCCAAATTTCAAGAAGCAAAAGAAAAAGCACGACGTCGCCAGAAGCCGAGCAAAGGCTATTACGTTCGGTATTGCTTATGGGAAGTCGGCGTTCGGGTTCGCGCAGGACTTTAAGATTAGTGAGGAAGAAGCGCAAGGAATCCTCGACCGTTACTTTGCTGGTTTCCCGAAAGTTAAAGAGGCTATTGATGCGTGCCATAAAACACTTAGACTCCACGGAGCTGTCCGAACAATGGTTGGACGAGCTCGACACTTCAGAGCAAACGAGCAAGGGTTCTACCCAGGTTCAGCCTATCGAGAGTCGTTCAACTTCCTAATCCAATCATACTCCGCTGATATGATACGCATGGCAGCAATCGCGACGCGAAAGCTGTCCATCCAGCACCCGGAGTGGGGAATGAGAATCGTGGCTACAATCCACGACGAGAACGTGTATGAAGTAAGAGAAGAGCACGCAGAGGCTGCGGCACAAGCAATAAAGGAGGCGTTCGAGACTGTTGTACAGCTAAAGGTTCCGATGGTGAGTTCGGTTAGCGTTGGCAACAATCTTGGAGAATTAAAATGAGCACAGACGAAGGACCAGAAGACGAGGTAGAAATGAATGATGAGCAGCTAGGTATGCTTGAGCAGATGCTACGAGCCCATGCCGCGGACCACTTCGAGAAAGCCAGATTGGTGCGAGGGGGCGTGCCCGCTTATTTCCAGGCGCTGATACAGGACGTTACCTCCGACTTCAAGAACCAGAAGATGCTGTCTCGCAGTATATATGACTTCAGCGTGGACAGGTATATTTTCTATAGAAGGCACAGGGAGATGGACGCACAGCAGGCCGTTACCGAAGCATACATAGATACCTTCGAGTACCTCATCCAGCTTAAGAACGAGTTCCCAATGATTCGGCCGCCGATGAAGGATGACTGGAGACACTAATTCAAAAGATTTAAATACATGAGATGCCTGTATATAAGGTATGAACTCGCACTCCTTTAGTCATATTGGAGAGGTAGCCATCGCCCCTAGAACAGAAGAAAACGATGGAAGACAAGGGTGTTACTTCCCGACTGCAACAACCGGTGAAAGGCCGTCATACTCACAACAACCCGACCCCGAAGACCGAATGACAGCAGGCGGTGGCGGTGCTGTCCGAAGTGGCTCCGACTTCGGTGAGAAAATCGGGCAATCACACTCGTTTGTTGAAAAACAAGGTAACTTGCAGTCTACAACCACGAGCGTTGGCTACTACGACAGTGTAGCACCTATTCACCAATATCAAGAACCCTGTGCTATCGAGGGGAGTATAAATCGGGCGCACGAAAGTGCAGAGGTGCTGTAATGCCTATTGTAAATATATTAGTTCCTGATTGTCCTTATGACCGTCATTTGTGGGACTGGATAAGCCAAACCAACCACTCTGAAGGCAGGAAGTGTCATCGTTGCGGCATGACTGTAAAAGTAGAGGTACGCTCGTGAAACCTATTAGATGTTATTTAGGACTACACACCGAAATATGGCTTGATGAAAATACGCCAACAGGACACCCGGCATTCAGAGCTTGCTGTGGAACATGGGAGAAAGAGGTGCGCTCGTGACTACATTTTATGTTAATAGAAAAGCTTTGCAACTTGCTCTTGATATGAAGGAAGAAGGTAGAACACAGCCAATTGTTATAACGACTTATCCTTTATACAGCGACGACACAGAAATAGAGGTGTGCTCGTGAAGCCTTTGAGTGATACACACCCGACACTATGGGAAGATAGTATTAATAATGAAGAGCGTAAACAGTTTAAAGATGCTCTTGATGGTAAGGGTTATTTCTTTTGTGCTACTGAACGTCAAGTTCGAAATTTTACTGTTGATGTTAAGGAGCACGAGCGCATCGTTGCCGATATTAAGTCAAAAGCTTATCACGAAGGTTATGTACATTCTTTGCGTCGTGTAAAAGAAGCAATAGAAAAGCTTCAGTACGACGCTGGAGAGTGTGAGACTTCGATGGCCGTGACCGTTAGCGCTTTGTTTAAGGAGCTTGGTCTTGATGAGGTGAAGGAAGAATGATTAAACCCCAAACCAAAGCACTTTGGGCTAACAATCAACACATCGCTGTTACTCGTGGTTGGTTTGGCTTTAACGCGAAAGTATATGTTAATGGAGAGAGAGTAGTATGAACCGACCACCTCTAGTAGACGAAGTTATAATCGACACAGAGTGGTGTAATCTCAATGGTTACGCTGATGGTTGGAGACTTGAACTCGATAACATGCAAGAGGCTCTCACTTGCGAGTGGCTTATAGAAAAGGGCTTTATGCCAGACCCGACAGAATACGGAGGCTATGAGTATTGGGATACTGGAATGCACTGGTATGAATTGTTATGGCTTAAAGAGGATAAGACGAAATGAGTAAGCACAAGCCGCTGTGCGCTAACCAGGGCGGAATACTCGGCTTCGTAATTCTTCATAACGGTAGGTGCGAGTCTTGTGGAGAGCAAATAGAGGATAAGACAAAGTGACAGACGACGCCCAAGGGGCGTTATTCATACTTCTCGCAGAGCAAATACGGGAACGAGTGGAGGCGCCGATAGACCAAAAGGCGCTTCTCGATATTTTACAGCAACTGGCGGAGCACAGCAACAATGATAAAATTCTTAATAAAATGGTACCAAAGCGCTTTCAAGAATGGAAAGGATATCCAGGAAGGACTTAAGGCCGCAGAGAAACAGCCGGGTCTAGTAGATAAGAAGGCCGGGATGACTGCCTACTCCCAGGCCCCTGACGAAACAAACAAGGAAATAATGCGACGCATGAAGTCGGTACACATAAATCTAAAGTACCGACTGATATATCCGGCATCGTGGATACTCAAGAAATTCACTAAAAAGCATTACAAGGGAATACCTAACACGGCTCACAACAGGAACTTGATGGTTTTTGACCGAGCGTTTGAGAAAGCCATTGTCGAGTGGAACACTAAGTCACTTGCTCACGCATACAACTACCCGATTACACAGAGCAAGAAGACATGGCTTAAGAACGCAGAGATTGGCTCAAGCGACCTGTTACGGACCGCCAAAGAGGCAGGACTCATGTTCGCCTTAACGGACACGGCGTACAGGAACTTCCTTGACATACTCATGTATGAGATTACCCTTGAGATGCAAAAAGAGCACGCAAATGACCCGGCAGGACACCCCCAGCACCTGATTTACAACAGCAAAAACATTTCCCAGCCGGAATACTTCTTCCTGCATCAATGCTCGGTAACCAAGGACCTTTCAATGTACCGCGAAGACGACAGAACATGCTGTGAGCGCCAGGCCATAATCGAGGCGGCAAAGGTACTCGCGGAAGGCAGAACAAAAGAAGTCATCGAGAAGGCCGAGGAACTTAGAGCCGGCGGCATGAGGTTCGCAAACGCGGACGCTCTCATACAGACGTTAGAGCAGATGAAGGATGACCCAGACCTCGCCAAGGAGGTTGTCAGTGAAATCAAAAAGCAGGGATAGGCACTGGTTTGATTTTATAGTACAGCTAGAGCTCTACTCAAGCTGGACTTTAGGGAGGGCCAACCTGGCCATACAGGCCCTCCAATTCTTTTTACTGCTGTCCATAAAAACGGAGCCCTTGCTCGCGCTTGGCATAGTCGTCGCAGGAAGTGTTCTCGCTGTAGCGGTTGGCTGGTGGGGTGTTGAGAGACAGAAGCTTCTAGCCAGACAGAACAGTATAGTCAACAGGCACAACAGCGAGTTGATGACGCTACTTGAGCGCAGCAATAAGCGTAAGAAGAAGGAAAAAGATAAGTAAAAATTTTTCTACTCTATTCATTCCGACGCCTTAGCGAAGGTAGATAGAGTCGACTTCGATGTCGTCGAACTTGCCTTCCTTGATAAGGACAAGGAAGTCCGCGGCATACTTGATGTCATCTTGTTCAAAGAACGCAGTGACTTTGACTTCGGCGTCGCCATCCTCAAAGTCGCGGTCGAGAACTTCAATCTCGCCACGGTCATTTTGGACACGGATGCGCACAATGTCATCTTCGTCAAACTTGACAGAGCCAAGCTCTTCCTTGTGAAGAGTGTCAACTGCCTTAGCACGAACTGCTTCGGCTGCGATGGTCTTAGCGTCCATCTCAAAGACGAGGCGGTCCGCAATCTCTGCGATTTCGCTTTCCTTCAAGTCGTCGGTGACGAACTCAAGGTCGCCGTCTGCTGCGTAAATAGCCTCAAGGACATCGTCAAGCTTGCCGCTATCAACAGCAACCTCTCGAACCTCATAGACAGTCTGTACCGGGCCGGGAACTTCTTTCACGACCTCCTTCTCAACTGTCTTGATAACCTCGACGGGTACCTCGACAGTCTTCTCGACTGGGAAGAGGGCTGCGCCTGCTGCCATGCCGATACCAACCGCGACGAGGCCTGCAACCGTCGCCGTAAGTGCTTTCTTTGTTTTCTTTTCCATATTGAAATTACCTCATAGACAGCCACGAAGTGCTGTCAGAATGTAAGAGTGAAGAAAAATTTATCTGTGTTTTATATAGTTCTGAACCATCATGAGAAGGGGGATAGCTACGACAAAGCGAGCATCATCCTGCCACATGACGAGCAGACCAGTAACGATTGCGTAGCCGAGGCCCCACAATCCTTTTTCAAACATCTTTTTGTAGTCGAATTTCGCCATACAGTATAATTAGATGGGTGACCGTACCCTTTTAAACTTAAAGGAAGAGTTTAAAAAGAACCTGAACGAGAATGGTAGCAAGAGAAGAACCGAGAACCGCAGCGCCCATAATCTTGGTCTTGAAGGTCTCAAGAACCACAAGTCGGTCAAGCAGCCCGCGCTCCTTTTCGTATAGACTCTCTTGGTGACGAGCCACCTTACCGTTGAGAGTCGCAAGATGCTGGCTTATGCCGTTAAGCGTCGCTGTCTGATGTTCTAAGATTTCTCTTTGAGCCTTCTGCTCAGACATCATAATCTGTTGCATGTCTTTGATACTGTAGCCTTCTGCCATAGTTAATCAACGGCGAACATACGCCGAAGTAGAGTTAAAGCGGAACCATTCCTTTGTTCCGAAGAAGTAGTTTGGGTTCTCCCCGTACTTTACAACAAGAGAGTCGCTTGGCCAGTAGCACCAGTCGAGCACATAATGAACAGCATCCTCGCTTGATACATAAACAAGATAGCAATGACCGCCACCCTCTACGCTTCCACACGTGATGAATAGTTGGTCGTCGTGGAAGCCGTTCTTTTTCATGAGGGCGTACAAAAGAAGACACCCGTCTTCACAGTCGCCCGTCCCGCGCTCCAGCGTTTCGTGAGGAAGTTGCCAGTACTCCGACATCTTCCAGGAGACTGAGTCAGTAGTATACTTGACGTTCCTCTTCACCCAATTGAGGCACTTCTTTGCTTTCAGGTCGTCCGCCGGTCCTTCAAACACTGGAAGGTCAAGCTCCGCAGCTATTTCGCTACCGAGCCAGTCCTTAAGCCACCCCTGAACAGAAACACTCTTTCTGAAGTCACTGTTTACTATGTAGTAGTAAACTGTTTCAATACTTGTGAGCTGTCTCATGCCCGCCGCAACCTCAAGGAAGTTAACTCCCTTGAGCCGGCGAAGAGGAATGGATAGGGTGTTTGGGCGCATACTATACACCAAAAGACTTTATCAGTTCTATCTCTCGACGAAGGTTCTCGACTTCCCGCTTCAGTGTATCCATCTGACTGTCGTTTAGCGGTTCTTGAGGCGCAATCTCATCGCCGTTTGCGTGCGTCTTTAACTCGTTACCACAAGTAAATCCGCGTTGAGGCTCCGAGCTACTCCCAAGAACTCTTTTACAGACTTCACAGGTTATATCAAATCTCATGTTTACCTCTCGTAGAATAGTGACAGTCCTATCAAACCAGCAGTTCCGTTAGCGGCTGCTGTTGCTGTTCCTGTACTGGTACCACCAGTACCGAAGGCCGTACCTGCTGCAACGGACGTAGTATATTGAGTAGGTCCGACCTGGATGACTATGCCGCCACCCCCAGTTCCACCTCCTCCGCCACCAGCTCCGTTGGAGCCAGTACCGTTACCCCCGTTGCCACCGTTACCGCCACGAGCGTATAGGCTTATGGTAGCTCCGGAGTTTTCATAGTAGATAAGTACTATAGTGCCACCGGCACCTCCGCCACCGCCGCCAGAGCCACCAAAGCGAGTAGAACCGCCGACCGAGCTGGGCGTACCAGAAGCTCCGCCGTTTCCGCCGTTCCCTCCCCAGGCGCCGCCGCCTCCCCCGCCGCCTCCGCCAGCAGTCTGTCCTGCGCTACTTCCTACGTTACAGCCTTCTCCACCGCCGCCCCCACTCGCGCCGCGAGTCAGGCCATAGGCAGTAAATAGCTGCATGATGGTAGAGAAAACAGTTGTAGCAGAATAAGACGTTCCACCAGTTCCTGCGGTACCGGGAGTTTCCGAGTTGAATCGTCCCCCGCCTCCGCTAACACCGTTTGTACTGGAAACCGTGGAGCCGTACCACTGGGCTACTGTGCCCGAGGTTCCGTCGTTTGCGTTAGCAACCTGCGCTGAACCTGTTCCGTTCGCACCGTTAGAGCCAGTAGTACCGTCTACGTTTATTGTACCGCTACCCGTAATTGTCTTGGCAACAATAAACACGAAACCTCCACTCGCGCCACCAGCCCCGCCGTCGACTCCGTTTGTGCCCGTTCCACCACTGCCACCGGTTGCTTTGGCGTCGCTCGTTATGTTCGCGGTACCGGTAAGCGTCAGTGTCCCAGCAACCTTCACCACGGCCCCGCTTTGAAGGGTCAGGGTCACTCCAGTGTCTACGGTAAGGTTGTTGTACTCCTTAATCGAGCTCACGTTGGTCGGAGCGGAGATAGTTACATCCCCGTCCCTACCAGAGCCGAACGTAAGAAAGCCGAAGTGCGCTTTTGATACTGTGTCATTAAGGTCAGGTCCGTATAGTATTTGTCCATCGGAAAAATCAGAAGCTCCGCCAAGTCCCGTAATGCGCAGTGTCATAATATTAACCTCTTATATATCGGTGTCTGTATGTTTAAATATCGCTATCTCAGTTGAAGTATTATTGGGCGGTCGTGGCCACGGGCATCGGATGTTTTCCAATAGACCGCAGTCCCGCTAGCCTGTACTTTAAGAAGTACATTCTCGCTCGCAGACCCAAGAACGGTCTCTGACTTATTTGGCGTCGTTACCCACTCCGAGCCACCGTCAGTACTTATGCTAAGTACGGTGTTGGCGCTGCCTCCGGAAAACACCATGTTGGTGCGGTCAGAGTCCTCATCAAAGAACGGAAGAGCTCGGCTGTACGTGTCCTTTGAGTTGTACGCTGTACGCCAGATTATTTGCTCTCCGTCGTTCAAACCTATTCGATAGTTAGCCGTATCAACCGTTCCTGACGGCGTACCGTCAAACCCGCCGGAGGAGTAGTCAAGAGCTACTTCTTCGTCACTCCAGGCGCGAGAACTGAGAACGACACCAGCCATCTGTCCAGGGGCGGTACCAGACGCAGAGAACCGAGAGCCTATGTACGCAGTTCCTGGCACGTTTGTACCCCAGGTTCCTGATGTGGTTGCTATGGTGGTTTGCTTAACCCCGTCGATATACAGGTCTTGTCTGTCAATGTCTTTGTCGTAGACAACTACGAATCTGTGCCAGTCAGCGCTCACGGATACAGTGTACCTGTGTAGTCGTGTGTCGTTGTACACCTCGAATCGGTCGTTTGCTTGGCTGTGGAATGCGTGACGTGCCGTTGCCGTGTCGAAGAGGTAGAAGTCTCCCCACGTCGCGCTTGATACGTTCGGCTTGAACCAGCACGCGAATGTTCCTGTGTATTGTCCAATTCCTGTGCTTGGTGCTGATATGTACTCGCCGGTTCCGTCTAAGTTCCAAGCGTCTGTGAATATAGTGTTCGGTCCCTCGACTATGTTGTATGTGTCGTTGAGGTTGTTACCGGTGCCTTCCTCGAAACTGTACTTTAGGATTAATCCTTGCGCTACCTCTTCTTTAGCATATAGAGTAGCAACTTCGGTCGTTGTCAACAAACGATTGTAGACGCGAAGTTCGTCTACATACGCGTTCGTTCCTGTTTGGTTTCCTGATACTACCTGGTCCCCAATTACAAGCGGAGACGTTAAGTTGAACGCAGTTATGGTGGATGTGCTTGTGCCTGCATCTGAACTTCCATCAACATGAAGATAAAGCATCTGACCCGAAGCGTCATACCGCAACACAACGTGATGCCACGCATCCAAAGACACATCTGCAACCTGTCGCGATACTGTTGTGCCTGTTCCGCCTATTCGTGCGTACGCCGTAATGGTTACGGAAGACGCCGTATATTGAAAGTTGAAACCAAGGCCTTGAAGTCCACGAGCGAACATAGCACAAGAAACTATTGGAACCAACCCGTGTATTGAGCGAGGGTATATCCAGAACGAGTATGTCTGCGAGGTCGCTTCAGTCATCTGAAGCTTGGCCGGGTTCGACACCGTACCGAGCGAGTATTTATCTCCCGAACTCCATCCTCCGCGGATGTTACGAGCCCAAGTATTCACAGTACCAGGAACCCACGTTGGTTGGAGTACCTGACTTGTCGTTCCACTTCCTGCATTGTAGATGTCGGCTATGTCTTGGGCGCTGACTATGTACGCGTATATACGCAGGTCGTCCATGTATCCTTGGAAGTAGTTTGATGCTGCGTTGTAGCAGCCGACGTTAAGCACTGCCGAATCTGCGGTACTCGCTGTAATGGTAGACGTTGTTGTGCTTTCTTGAACACCATTTATCCAGATACCAATCTCTGCTTGTGTGCGAGCTTGGTTTGTTGCGCTGTAGCCAGTTTCAACAACGACTATGTGTGTCCACGTGTTGACCGACACGGTGTTGGTAGAGAAAACACGTCGGCTGTTTGTGGTTGCTGAGTTCATCTCAACACCCACGCGACCATCGGTTTGAATATATACAGCGTAACCGAGTCCAAAGCTTACTATGGTTCGCTGCGATGACAAGTCAGTAACGTAGACCCATACGGCAAGGGTGTGTGTTTGTCTACCAGTGATGGAGAACGCCGCATCTTGAAGGCGGGATGTAGTCCCGTTGAAGCTTGCCGCGTTGCCCAACTTTCCGGCCACATATGTTATGTCAGTGGCCGTCAAGTCGTTGGCCATACCAGATGCGTCAGTTGCTACGCTGTCAAAAGAGTACCAACCCTTCATAGGGAAACCACTCGTAACGGCCGCCGTGTAGTTGTCAAATCCGGTTGCTGTCCCGTCATTTGTACCGACATGGTCGGCTATACCGCCAGCGGATGTCGTGTCAGAAGAATCGAGGTTATATAAAGAAACGGCTCCATCCTCAAAGTCTACTATCGTGTTCAAAGAAGTAGAGTTGGTAGGAGTTCCCCGCAAGAAGTTAATCCATTTGCTCATTGTGGCTGCACGCGTAGAAGCGTTTGATAGTTGTCAGTGTCTCCCAGTACTACCTGTCCACCGCCGAGTGCCGTGGCGGTTCCGAGCACTCCGTTTACCGAGTGGCCGAGTATGAAAGAGTTGTTTATATCCTGGTCGTATATTATGTGGGGCTCTTCCCAGGCCATGAGGTTCTCTCCGAATATGTTCGGGATAGCAATCGTGCTGCTATCTGTTGAGATGCTGTCTCTTGCCTGCTGTAGTCCCCTGCTCATATGTTACCGTTACTCAAGACTATAGTGGTGATGTTGTGAATTGATTTCTGGCTCGACTTAGTTATGGGAGAGAACGATACGCGGTTAAGCTCCTGACCGTCGGTGAATCGGGTCACGTGCTCAGCGTACGCTGCAGTTCCACCATTCGTCGACGGCATTACTGCGGTGATAGTCACTGTCTTGTCATAGACACTGTTCGTAGTAGATACGCTAACACCGGAACCAGCAGTCTGAAGTCCAGCATCTGTGGGGTAGGCAGCAGCGGTACCGGTTCCCCAGTCACCTTCGTCAACTCCCGCGTTAAGTAAATCTCTTGTCTTGTTGAGTCCTTCGTTAAGTATCATTTATGCCAAAGTCCGTGGGACTTCCTCCTTTACTTCGATGGTAGTAAACCATCCGCCGTTGTTGATGTTGTGCTTCACGCCAGTCACGCGCATGAAAACGCTCTGTATTCCGTTACGCGCAGACGTGAACGTGAGAGTGTCGTTAACATCAAACGAGTGTTCTCCCTTCAGCTCTACGCTTCCCTGCCAGCGGGGGTTGCCTGTCTTATCAAACTCCGCCTGAGCTCGTGCAGTAGCAAGACGCCTTGCCTCAAGTATGAACTTGTCGTTATAGTCGTCAGCCGACACGTACGCCACACCCCACGACGTAGTGCTTGACGTGTCCGCAATAGTATACTCGTCGTTTTTATCGAACGTAAGGTTTCCTATTGCAGCCTCTCGTCGCTTCAGCTCTCGCGATATATCTTCCCACGAGCGGAAACTATCCTTGTTTACCGGAACACCATGGCCGTCCTGATACGCGAAAAATGTTATCTGCTCGTTAGTGAGGTCCTGCCCGGCCTTGTAGATGATGAAGTTGACGACATCATATACTGCGTAAGTGAGGTTGGTCTTAACAACCTTGTGTCCACGAGTATCGGTGTAGGTTTGAGCAGCTCCCGTTACCGGGTGCACATACGAGGTACTCTGTGCATCAGTACTACCCTCAACGATTACGTGACGGACGGTGTCGTCAGGATAGAACCATCGCAGGCTATTGTACTTGTCGACATGAAACCTGTTTGGAACTCCGCTCGTCTCTCCGGTAAACTCCGGCTGCGAAAGCTCTTGGTAAATTTCGTACGCAGGCTTTGCAACCTTACTTATCTCAACCGAGTCGTATGCCGCGCCCGTACTATCCACTGCCTGAATTCCTCCAAGCGTGGCTGTTCCGGTTCCTGTGAACGAGGTGTACGTATTATTTATGGGGTCCTTAAGACGGAACGTGTTGGTAGTTACAGCGCCGGCTATCCATCGGTCGTCTGCGCTGGGAGTAGTTGTGCTATCATATAGTACGAGAGGCGAGCCCTCCGAGAGACCGTGAGCAGTCGCAGTGCACGTGCCGTCGGTAGCTATTGACGTGACACTCTTCTCCTGAATGGCTATAATCTGCTTGCGCGGATTTGCAATATTTTGATTTATGAACCTAGCTATTTTAACCAGCAGGTTTGGAGGGGTATCGTTCTCAACACCAATCCATATGCGGTTGAGCGCAATGTACGACGAGTCGGCACACTTAAGAGTTAGCGGAGTTCGCTTCTCTTCAACATCGACCTTAAGTTCTACGATACGGCCGGAGAACAGTAGGTAGTCTATGTTGTAGTTATCCAGTCCAGCTCCATCGTCGTCATACCTTGCGAACAGGTCTATCTGCTGTTCTGTGTTGAATGACAGTACTCCGCCCGAAACATAGGGTCGGGTAAGGTTGGAGTCGTTTCGCAGCACGACTTCCATGGAGTTGTTGCGCAGCTCGTCGGCCTTGGATATGTTAACGGAAACCACATCCGAGAGTACGTTTGATATACCCAGGTTGTCGTACCACCTAAGCGCTATTGTGAGAGCCATTTATGTGGTTTGGAAGTCGAAGCCGACCTGGATAAAGTTGCTATTGGGAAGGTCGTTCACGTTGATGTTCTGGACGAATCCAAGAATCGCAGGAAGCCCTGTGGTTATTTCGTTACCGTGGAAATTGGTCGAGGTCCCACCGTACAACTCAACGAGGGTTTTTCTGTTATCGGAAGTTCCTGATACATATAGAGCCTTTACCCCGGGAGTTCTATCGGCTCCAATGTTGGAACTGCTGTCATAGGTACCGAGTAGGTGGCTCATGAGAGTCCTATCTGTAGTCGAGTCCTTGCGAAGCATTATGCTCACCGCAAGTATTTCGTTCTCGCCCGCAATCGGTTGCGCGGATGTTCGTCCGGAAGTACCTGGAAGCGGGGTGCTCTCTACGCTAAACCCTCGTCGCAGTTGCACACTCGCCGTGTTAGTTAGGTCTATCGCGGAGCCGCTATTTACTTTCACAGTGGCCTGTGTTCCGGTACGTTCTTTGCTGTACCATCCGGTGTCTATGAATTGTATTGAAGCCATCTATCCTCCGAAGGGTGTTCCGGCCAGAGCCTGGTTAAATGATTCCGTTGCCCGTGACATGCTTGCTGACGTCTGGTCAACATAAGCATTTTGTATGTTGATTACGTTTGATGTGCTCGAGCCTGCTGCAGCTCCGGTTGTCGTGGACGGTGTTGCAACAGCTTGGGCGGCACCACCGGCTCCCAAGATACCGCCAAGACCTATGTTATTCAGAGGACTCCCGCGGTTGATTGCGTCCTGCTGAAGCTGTCGTCGCCTGTCGGCGTTCCAGTCTCCAAGCGCAACCGTGGCCTCGTCAACCATCTTAAACGGAGTCCACTTGATTGTTGGCCCACCCAGAGCTCTGGAGATTAAGTTGAATAGTTCAATTGCCTTCTGCAACGGTGTGAGAAGCATTTTTACCAACAAGTTACCAAGGACAAGAAGTCCGTCAATCAGATAGCTGAAGGCTATTCCCAGCTCCTCTTTAAACGCAATTCCAAGGAGTATGGCCGAGCCTATAAGAAGAAGCGGAAGTCCCCAAGCAAGCCCAAATATTAGTGCGCCGACACCCAGAGCGGCGAGAGCGATACCCATAGAAGTTATTAGCTTCCCGGTCTTCGTTCCCTCAGTAGTCCAAACATCAAACAACATTCTAGTTGCTACATACGCTACAGCTATAGCCCCTCCCCACTGCAGCATTGCGGGTAATTTGCTGCCGAGCCACTTGAGGTTAGTTCCCATCATGGCCCAATCAGCACTCATTGCCGTAACAAGCTGCCCAATTGGCGACATTACTGTGCCAAGAAGGAACATCCCAAGAAGCAAGACACCTATTGAAGACTTAGCAATCGGGCCAAGCTGGTTGAACCAGTTAACCAAGGACTGTGCCGCCCAAATAACCGCGTCCATAACTCCTGTTTGTTCAAGAGCGCTCATGATTGACCACTTAAGAAACTCCCACGAAGCCGCGAGCCGGTTGGTCATTATGCCAAAGGTACTGGTTTTTCCCATGACTTCGGAGTAGGTGTTTATGAGAGAACGAAGTGCCCCCTCGGAGAATCGACGTAGGGCCTGACCTGCGAACATTATAGAAAGTCCTACACCAAGATATGACATCTTCGCCCTACGAGAGTTGGAACGCTCCTCGGCCGCCATCTGTCGCTGCTGAGCTTGCTCTCGGCGAAGGTCGGCAAGTCGGTGCGCTGCGAGGGCTTTCTTCTCACGTAGGTGGGCCTTGTGCTCAAGAAAGCCAGCACGCTCTTCAGCCGACAGCTTTCCTTGTGTAATCTGTTGAAACTTTACATCATCCGTGAGTTCTTGGATGTCGTTACTGAGCTGGCGTATCTTAGCGTTCTCCGCCTTAATCAGAAATTCAATTTCAACTTTGTTTGCCATTATCGCCTATTGTACTGAGCCCGGTCAGCCTCTTTTTGTTCTTCTTCCCTGTACCACCTTAGGGCGTCTATCTGACTGAGGAACTTGGTCAGTGGGTAGTCTGCAGTAATGCACACACCCAATTCTCTCTCCACCTGGAATATGGCCCTCGCCATAACCAGCTCCCAATCTTCTTCAAGAGCCGCCTTTTCCAGACTCGCCGCGAACGCCGCTCTCCTGTCTCCAGGAGGAAGGTCCTTTATGCTGCGAGCTGTTTCTGAAAACCCTCAAGAGCCTTCCGCTCGGCTTCGGCGAGTTCTTCTCGCGTTGCCCAGCCAAACCCTACAAGGATTTCTTCCATGAGTTCGTTTACATTGAACTCGACGAACGTAAGAAGCTCGCTGTACTCCTCTGAGCCTTCAGCGAACTTCTCTTCACGAGCAATAAGTTTGGCGCAGAACGGGATAAAATCCTGGATGAATTTATCCATATCCTTGCCGGCACTCTTGCGTATCCTGGCATACTCCAAGTTATCTCCCTGTTTAGGAGTGAGTTGGAACTCTATGCCGCGTACTTTGAATTCTAAAAGCCCGAGAGCTTGTGCATACTTACTTTGTGCCATAGTCAATCTCCGAGCGTGAGCGGTTTCTCTGGCTCAGGCTCATCTTCAGTCTCTTCCTGAGAAAAAGTTTGGCCCTCATAGGCTTCCAGGCGCTTACTACGCTCCATGAGGAGCATAATAGCCACCCAGTAGGTGCCTCCGGCTTTGTTGTGTGCGAAGTCCTTAAATTCCTTAAACTGAGAGAGCGGCCAGTTGCCTATGGTCGGAAAGACCGTTACTGTTTCCGGCTGCTCGCTCAGGTAAGTCATTAGTTGAGGAACTCCTCGTAGTAGTCTGCGGGAAGGCACATACCCTCGAAGCTTCGTTCCCAGTGGCCGTCAGTACCAGTAGGCTTGACATCGCCAAGCTTGGTAATCATGACGTTGTTGAGGAGGAAGTTCATGACGTTAGTGCCGTTGCTGAGGCCTACGAAGACTGCGCCAATCTTGTTACGAGTCTTACCGGTAGTGCTGTCGCCATACTGGTAGCGCGTGTACGTGTTGGTTGCAATCTGCGTACCCGTACCGCCGAAGAGAAGCTCTACACTTTCCGCTTCGCTGAGTACCATAGTACCCGAGATACTTGCTGCAGCGTAGCTCTTTTCCTCAAAGAGAGCGTTCTGGAAACCAGACGTCTCGCCAAGGAAGTCGACTTTCTCAACAGCGCCTTCCGGAGGAACGATAGTCACGTCCTTAAGAACCGACGTAAAGAGAGTCGATGCGCTTGCTGCGGTAGCAAGGGTGCTCGTTGTGTTGACGGTGAGAGCAGTTAGACTGTACCTCGCCGCCGCGTTTCGTGCATGATATTTGATTGATGCCATGTTGTTTGTTTTTATCTCGGCTGCTCAATGCTCCTAACCGAGAAATGTTTTTGTACGGCGTTCTTTCCAGCCGTCAACTGTTCATAGCCTTGACGTAAGCGTTTCTGCCACGTCGAGTAGCGTTCTTGAAACCTTGCGTAGCCTGCTCCTCAAAGTATCCCCACCAACCGATAGTAGCGCTCCAGTTGATTGGGTTACCCGCCGGAGATACTGCCGGACTGCCATAGTATATGGTTTGCCCCACAGCAAAGTACGGGTTCTCCTTCTCTATCTTGATTGGGAGCTTTCCGGTTACGAACTCCGCATAGTTAAAGCCGGAGTGCCCGAGCACAGGAGGAATTCCTATGACGGCTTTCAGCGGCTCCTTGTATGTTCTTCCGTATATTGCCCGAGCGAGCTTGAGCTTGTTCTTCGGAGCAAGCTGCTGCGCAAGCAACTTCTTGTTCCGTGTCTCCTTCACCCACTCCCGATAGATATAATCCTCTAGCTTCTTGCTGCGAAGCTTCGGACTTATCGTATCGGTTATCTTTACCCTAATCACAGCGCAAAGGTAGTGAAGGTCGCAATCGCGCCAGCGGTGTAGAGCTTCTGCTCGTTCACCTCTACCTTGTCGATTCGTGAAGCGTTGAAGGACTCGAATTTAATCTTGGCAGCGTCAAGAGTGCTTGTTGCACCCTCAAGAGTCGCTTGAAGGTTGTCAAGCAGCTCGGCTACCTTTGTTTGGCCCTGACCGTTTGCGGCAGTGGCCCACACGGTAAACTCTATCTCTATGGTGTACTCCCGCAAGGAACCAAGCGAAGTGATGTCCGTGTTGGCCTGCGGCATAGGCATAACCACACAAGGGAAAGAAGGAGAGGCTTCGGGATAGCTGTTCGTTATAGTGCTACCGCTAACTTTGTTCGAGTTAATGAGGCTGTACAGGACCGAGTAAGTCCCTGCACGTATCGTGCTCGCGGTAACCATGTGGTATAGACGCTTCCCCTAAGCTATGCTTAGTTGTGAAAACTATGTACGCTCATTACAGCGAACAAGGTATGCTGCGACGCCCCCTCCTATGGGGAACGCCTCGACTTCCTCGACCCGATAGGTCTTGGATAGCCAAGCAATCTTGTCGCCGATAGCGACTGTGGTAGTGTACGGCACTATGACCGTACCCTCACCAACTGTACTGTTCCCGAACATTTCCTTGAAGAATTGTAGGGTCGAGTTACTGAAAGGTATTCCCTTGACCGTTACCGGCGTACCGTATGACTCTGACGGAGGAGTGAACCCGCCGTCAGTCGAAGTACCCAGTGTTGCTGGAGTGATGGTAACATCAGTTCCAAGGTCGCTGTTGAACACCCTGTTTGTCAGGGTAATTCGGATTGCTTCCAGTCTGGTCATATCATCTCCAATTGGTGTCGGTTAGTTTAAATAGTGAAGTTTTTACCAACCGTCGTGCTGATGCGAGATGAGCGCAGGCTTCCGAGACGGTCAGATATAGAGTCGGTCATACCCTTGATTGCGTTGAGGGAGTACATGCCGGGGTCTTCTACGCGAATCGGACCAACCTGAACGCTACCACCCTGTGAGTTTGCAGAGTTGTTGATAATGCCCTTGATGGTATCAACTACAACAATATCCGCAGCAAGGCGCTTGATTCTGGATGGAACCTCCTCGGCGCCATACGTGTACGACACTCGAAGCTTCTTCTGTCCCCGAGGGATGGACGCTACTTGTCCGGTGGTGGTATCCGGCTTGAGCTCAATTGAGTCATAGTCCGTGTACACCTCATAGCCCGTGGACGCTATAGTGTTCCAAGTAGAGCCATTATCGCCGGTATACTCAAGAGAGGTAACCGTAAGAAGACCGGGCTTTTTGACGACAACCATACCCTCTCCGTTATAATCGTGGTATTCTTGGCTAACCGCAACCGACGGCATCCAGGTTCTGCCGGCAGTCTCGTCAATGAGACCTTGCGCGTCCTCGATAAGCTCCTGTATGTGGGCATCCGTTGGAGTGGTTGAGTAGTCAAACGTGGTTCGTAGGCGAGCCTCGATTTCTGGAACTGTAACGTAAACTGCTGTCATTCGTATTCCTCAGATTGGTGACTATTGATTTATATACGGGGTTACATGACCATCATTACTTGCGGCGTGTAGCCACTAGGTCCTGGAGGGGCTGGTGCTTCGCTGATTGGTCGTTGTCTTGAACCTATCAGTGGCTCGTCAAAACGCCAGTTAGTAAACACTGGTCCAGCACCACCAATGCGGCCTGGTCCGTTGACTCTGCTCATGAGTTAAGAACCCCGACGATAGTAGGTATTGTCGCCGTAGCGTTAGTCGCTCCGAGAGTGACTATGCCGAGTACAGCAGTGGCTGTTCCGCTTGTTGCTACAGCGGGTTTAAGGTCTGCGTAACCAAGACCACCAGCTACCATGTCGGCGAGTCCTGCGCCAGCGAACACGGTAATGTCTGCTAGAAGCTCCAAGCCAAAGATTACTCCTGTGACTGATGTTCCTGCTGTGTCTACGTCTATCTGCACTACGTCTTGTACTCCGCTGTCGCCTGGGTTGAGGCGGAATATGTATCCACTCTGAACAGCAGCAGTCGCGGAAGGAAGCGTCATCGTAAGTGTCGATACGCTGTTGTTACCGTCTTGGTCAACGTAACCAGTACCACCAGCGTTAGTCTTCATACTAAATACTGGTGCTGTTGTTGTACCCGCGTCGTTGATGTAGACGACTGGTATGAGGGTGATTGCTTTGCTCGACTCACCAAACTCTGTTCGCAAGAGAGGGAAGGTTGCTGCGTCGTGAGTGAACTGGTCACCCGTAGCTGACAGGTTGACTGTTCCTATGGTGTATATGTACGCCAGGAACACTTGAGCAACGTTGTTCCTCTGAAGAAGAGCTTCAGCAAGCATCATGGGACTACCGAGGCTTGGTGGGAGTGGAAACCCTACGCGAGTGTTCGGCAGGGTAGTCCCTATGCTGTTCATAGTTATCTGCACGCTGTACTGACCACTAGTCGCTGTAGCCGCAGTGGTAGAACCTTGTCCTGGAGTAGTTGCAGGAATGAACACTCCCTTACCTTGAGCGAGTCTTTGTTGTATCTCTGCGATGGTTGCTACTGTCATTTTAGAATCCTGTCTCCGGAATCATGTATATACTGGCGTAAGCGAGCGTTGTGCTTGCAGGGCCGAAGCTATAGATTCCGAGTATGTCGCTCGCAACGAAAGGGAATAACGGGAGCTTGTTCACTAGCGGTTGAGCAACTAGGTTCGCTACACCGATGTTCGAGCCGTAAGCCACTGGGATGAAGCCGTATACTTTCAGTACTCCCGCTGTTCCTGCGCTCGTGCTGATGTTAGTTACTGCTCTCACTCCTGTGTCTCCGTTCGCTAGGTGCGGGTATATTAGGAACGTGCTTCCGAGGGCTGCGTTCGTTGGTAGAGTGACTGATGCTGTCTGTCCGGTGTTTCCGTCCTGGTCGGTGTAGGTTATTGTGATTACTGGAGTAGTCGCTGTGAGTGCAGTAGTTATCTCTATTACTGTCATTAGGGACGCTGTTTGCACGCTCGTTCCAGCGATGGTTCTCGTCGGCATTGTAGAGCCAGCAGCGAATACGTTACCCGATATGGTAAGCTGACCAAGTTCTAGCTTGTACCCGGCAACAGACGTTGAGAGCGTGTCGTCGCGCATAAGGTCGAACTTCGTGAGTATAGCGCTAGTCACGGGCGAAGTGAGTGCTGGTATTGTGAAGTTCATCAAGTTCATTCCAGTCTGTGCTCCACTGTTAGCTGTTGCCGCCGTAGGAGCTGTTCCGCCGTAAAGAACGAACGACCGGATGAGGGGACCGTACGTTGCTACTGCTTCTATCATTCCGTCGACGCTGTCGCTGTTAGCCATTACTGTCTCACCTCGCTCTTCATTACTTCGTTCACTATGGTGACGAACTCCTTGCTGCCGTCAGTTCCTACAGGGTATGCCTCGAAGTTGTTGTTCTTACGGTCGAAGACTATAACGTATGGTGGTGTGGCGTTGATTACTTGGTTGAGTTCTTCCTTGCCCACTAGAGTGGTTATTCTTACTTCGTCTCCTTCTTGCGTTATAGTGAATTCTTGGTCGAACGATGTTCTTGTTATCATGAGTCACCTACCACGTTCAACACTCCTTGGATGACGTTGTTCGCGACTACTGTTGATGCGTGTATAACGTACAACTGGTCGCTCGTACCTAGAGGGACTAGAGCGAAGCTGTTAGTTACTAGGTCAACGGTTTCCCCAGCACCAGCACCAGCAGAGTAAACCATTCCCACAGGGATTATACCCCAGAACTTGATGGTACCCGTTGGCGTGGTTCCTCCTGTTCTTGCGGCTGCGCTGATGTCTCTCACCGCGTAGTCGCCCGTAGCGAGCTGAAGGTTACCGATGCTTCCTATAGCTGCGCTTGCCGCGAGCGCTTGTGATGTACTCGTTTGTGAAGCGTTACCGTCCTGGTCTGTGTACGTTATCGTTATGCTTCCTGGTGTTGCGTTGAGTGCTACAGTTACTTCCATTATTACCGCGCCAGCCATTACGCGGTTCGTTCCTAGCTCGTCTACTGTTGGCATTGCGCTTCCGTCAGTGAATGTGTTAGTGCTTATGTTGAGGCTTCCAAGGTCTACTAGCTTCACGAGCCACATCGACGAGAGAGCGAGTGAAGTGCTTATCGTGAATCGCGTAGGTATGAAACAGCTCACTCCGGTTGGTAGGGAGCTAGGCATTGCTTTCGTTACCGCGAACTTCTGAAGGTTGAGTTGAGTAACAGTACCTAGGGCGGACGTGGTGGTTGCTGTTGACTCTCCCCAGATGGGTTGGTTCCTGCCGTATCCTGCCGCGTATCTTGCTAGTAGTCCTTCGTATGTTGTTGAGCGAACCATTTATGGTAACCTGAATGTGAGCGTTGTGCTCAAGCCTTGTGCTGGTGTTGTGTGTACTGCGTCTACGTCGATATAAATCTTGTCCCCAGTGGCTATGTCGTCGTTAGCGCTGTCGATAGTGATTCCTGTCGCTGCCGTTGTGCTGTCAGCTTCTCCAGAGTCAATGGTGAGTGCTACGGATAGCATGTCAGCGTTCGTTGTCTGTCGTCGACGGCGAATCATGAGAGTCGTAGTGCCTGTAGTGCCTGTGGTGTCTACTGCGGATACTGCGGCTACGAGATTCATACCGTTCATGCTCGCAGGAACAACGAATGCAGTGGTACCGTTGCCGGTTGCTGTGTTCGTACCAGCAGGGAAGCTGCTTATGCACACGCTCTTCTCACCGAAGACAGAGCCAGCGAGACCGTCAGGAGTGACAGCGCGAGTGGCGTCTGTCCCCGTGTTGGTTTCTGCAATCGTGGCGAGTTCAACGAGACCAACGTTCGTGTCTGAAGTGTTGCCTATGATGGTGCGTACTTCTGCTTGCGTGAGGTTCTCGTACGCTCCTGCCGCGTCATCCCATCCGAAGATGGCGTTAGCTCCTGCATCTGCGAGAGTGACTGTTCGTCCTTGGATGGACGTAAGGTTTGCTAGCGTATCGATGGCTGCTTCGATGGTCGCTTCGTTAAGGTCGGCGAGGTCGGTTGCAACGTACGCTGCTGTTCCGAGGCCGAGGATTGTGCGAGCGTCTGCTTGGCTTATGTTTTGGTAAGCGCTTGCGCTGTCATCCCATGCAAGGAACGCATCCGCACCAGCGTCCGCCAACGTAATTGTACGACCTTGGATGCTCGTGAGGTTCGCCAGCGTGTCAATTGCGGCTTCGATGGTTGCTTCAGTAGTTGCATCGAGCGCGTCGATGCCGGAGAGTGTGAGTGTTCCTGCCGAATCAGCGAGAACGGTGCCACCAGCAATTTGGAAGTTCTTTCCAGTGATGAGGTTGAGGTTTGTTCCGTCGTACGTGAAGTCAGAAGTTCCTTCGAGTGTTCCGTCTCCCGTCCACACAGCCATCTGGTTGTTTACTGGCGTGCCGACTTTGCTTACGTCTCCGCCACCTGCGATTGATGCCCAGGTGTTGTCTCCACGAAGATACGTTGATGCTGAAGGAGTGCCAGTTGCAGAGAGTTCAGTGAGACCGACAGTAGCCGCGTCAAGACTCCACACAGTACCAGAACCAGAAACAGTGATGTCTCCCTTGTCACCGTCAGTGAGAGCAGGGATTGCTTCAATCTTGTCATAGATGGCGTTCTTCGTAGGAACTTCAAGCGAGCCGTTCCAGCCGACGCCATACGCTTCGTCGGTGACTATGAGGTCTCCGTTGAGTGTGAGGATGTTTGCTGCGCTACGGTGAAGAGTTGTGTCGGTACCGAAAAGGAAGCCACCGCCGACTACGCCAGTAGTATCGGAGAGTTGGATTGCTGCGTTCGTCGATGCTCCGCTGGATAGACCAACCACGATACCTATGTTCGCGTTAGAGCCGCGCGTTTGACCATCGATAAGGATACCATACTCATTTGTTATTGTGTTTCCAGCCGCCGATTGAGCAACAAACATACCCACTGAGTTGGTAGCGGTTACTCCCGCGGCCGTTATCGGGCGCGAGTAAATTCCCCGAATGTTTGTCGCGGTAAAGGTGCTGGTTCCTGACGGCCTGGAATATCCCTCGGCAGCAACGGCGTTGACCGTCTGTGCTTGAGTAGCTGCCGCAGATGTTGAACGATTAAGTGCACCGACCGCCTGTACGCCCTGAATTGTCGTAATGAGGCCGTCTTGTGTTGCGCCGTACGATGCACCCTCAATGCGGGCACCTTCCATTTGAGCAATAGTTATTCCGCTTGCGCCGTTTGGTGTGTTGCTCATGTTGAGCGAACGGAAGTCGTTTGAGGAGTTGCTTGCAGGAGTGATTGTTTGTGTGAAGTTCGTGAACGTCGTCGAACCAGATGCGGTCGCCGTGTGAGTTCCACGAATGTCAAGATATGTGGTACCTGTGGAAGAGCTTGGCGTGATAATCAAAGCCCCAGTCATTGTGTCGCCGGCCTTCTCAACCCAGATGTCACCAGCGCCACCAGCTACAACACCGATTGCCGTTCGTGCGTCAGCAGCAGTGAGATTAACGTAAGCGTTCGCGCTGTCATCCCAACCAAACACAGCGTCAGCACCAGCGTCAGCAAGAGTTACTGTGCGGCCTTGGATGCTGGTTAAGTTGGCAAGAGTGTCTATGGCAGCTTCGATAGTTGCCTCGTTCAAGTCAGCTAGGTCAGTGTTAACTGTGGCTGCGCTGCCGAGGCCCAAGTTTGTGCGGGCTGTAGCGGCGTCACTTGCTCCCGTTCCTCCGTGAGTAACCGCGAGGTCTGTGGTCAGCGAAAGAGCGCCCGCAGTGAGAGTGTCGGTCGCGCTATTGTATGTAAGTCCAGCGTCTCCGCCGAACGCTCCTGCGTTGTTGAACTGTACTTGAGTGTCAGAACCACCAGGAGTACCTCCACCGCCGCTACCCGTAGTAGGAACCCACGCAGCGGAACCCGCGTTATACGAAAGAAACTGACCGTTTAAAACCCCAGTCGTGTCGACGTCTGTCAGGTCATTAAGTGCGGCAGTGAAAGCACCACCGTTGGTTATAGAAATACTATAGTCGTTAGAAGATGTGGTGACGTTGACAGTAGTCGTGTCCTCAGTCACCGCTACCGTCGTACTCGTTTCCGTTACAGAAACAGTATGACTCATCGAGACACCGTAGGGATAACCCTGAACTTACCTCTGAGATAATAATTGACCGTGCCGCCAGGACTGGTAACCTTAAGGTCGTAGTCTCCAGACTCAAAGCCAATGGCTGCTGTCTCTGCTGCAGTAAGAGCGAGGTTGATGGCGGTGCCAGAAACCGTAATTCGGCTGTTGGCTGTAGTAAGCGTATAGAGCGTAGTTGAAGAGAGCGGAGTCTCCCTAACGTCCATCTCTACGGTATAACCTGAGTGGTTAACCTCGGAGCCGTTGACAGTCGCACCGACAGTGGCGTTCCACGTCGCGCCTCGTTCTATAGTGAAGTTGTGTGAGCCAGCCATGTGAAGTAGGAAAAAATTGAAAAAATATTTAGCCGTAGTTGATTGCGGTTCGGAACGACCAGTTAGCGATAAAGTCCGCGCTGGTTCCTGCCCACTCAAGAGTAGTAGCCGAGCCCGATACAGTCGAGCGGCTTATACGCCAAGCAGTTGCAGAAGTTGATGTGCCGATAGGAGCATAACCACGGTACGTGACCGTAGCGCTAGCCACGTCCGTAATCGTTTTCATCGGAACTGTGTCCGTGAAGACAATATCTTGACCGAATATTGATGCCATAGTTTGTTACCTTAAATCGAAATGAAAAAGATAAAAAAGTTTAAGCTTACAGGTACTTGACCTTAACGCTAAAGCAAGCGTTAGCAAGAGTCGTGGGCGTTCCTGACGGGACGAGAGCGAGAGCATCACCTGCTACCAGGCTTGCGCTCGCTGCGTTCACAGAACCTGCGATAACGGTTGCCGTTGCACCGTTAAGCGCAACGCCGGAGAAGAGCATGTTGTTGCCCGCACCAGCCGCCGTTACCGTAGTACCGCTTGCCACCTTACGCAACTGGATAGTTACGCCTGCCGTAGATGCCGTTTCGTAGCGGGTCTCAAAGCCCTCAACAATACACGGACGGTCTGCGATGAAAACGCAGCCGTAGTTCGTGCTCGTTGCGGGAAGAGTACCCGGAAGGAACGATTCAACTACAAACTTGGGGAAATCGAGTTTTCCGAGTGCCATGTTGTTACCTCATGTGGGTGATAGGAGGGGGGCATTACGCCTCCCCCCCTAATCACTCACTTAAGCCGTCACGTTCGCGACAATGCGAACGATGTGCTTTGCGCGATATGCAACTGCCTTGTACTCGCTTGCCGCGACCACGTCAGTGTGGCGCGAGAGCGCTTGGTACTGGCTTCGGACATACGGGCGGCGCTTCCATACAACGCGGAAGCTGTCGGGTCCGAGAACCCAGCAGTCCTGGTCGCTGGTACCGTCGCTGTCGAAGTCCGCTGCGCCCTGGCGACCGATGTCGCTGGTGAGGATGCGGATGCCGAGGTAGCGGCCGATTTCGCCGTTGAGGATGGTCTCGCGGCCACCGTAGATGCTTGCGTCGACGAACTTGCTGGACTTCTCAAGCGCGATAAGGTGGTCCGGGTGAAGGACCGCGATAAGGCCAGAGAGCTCTGCGTCGGGTGCGTTCTTACGGAAGACACGGCGCGCGTCTGCGAAGAAGTCTTCGCTGAACTGGGAGCCGGTCTTGTCAACGAGCTGACCCGAGTTGGTACCCGCGTTAACGGCAGCTTCAAGAGCGACACGGATGTCCTTCTCAAGCTTGAGCGCGAGGCCGTAACCGAGGCGCTGCGTTGCCTCTTCCATAACGTTAACCATCGCACGCGCCATCATCTCCTCAGTAACCTGAACGGCTGCCGAGATGGTCGAGGGCGTTGCGGTGACTTCGCTCGTGGTCATTGCAGTGATGCTGACCGAGCTACCTTCGTTGACTGCAGCCGCTTCGAGGCTGATTTGGTCCCAGACCGGAAGGTGGAGGATGTCGCCACCTCGGCCGAGGAGCTCAGTGTTCTGAGCGAAAGGAAGCGCACCAAGTACGAGGCGGCTCTCCATGAACTGGAGAACGCGCGCTGCCCAGACTTCCGGAATGATGTCATCAACCGTAGTGGTCGACGTCATGTTTGCGTCGGCCGCTTGGTCCACATAATAAAACTGTTCGTTTGCCATTGTTGTTTTCTCCACGCCTTTAGCGTGCGTTGGGATTCAAGAAACGCTTAGTTGCCTGTTCAAACTCGTCAGTGCGGATACCTAGCTTGCCATCCTCTGACTTCGTGAACGGGTTTGTCGTGTTACTGATACCCTTACGAGTGTGATTTCCTTGGACAGGAGCAGCCTTAAGTGCTGCAATCTCTGCCTCAAGCTTTGTAATGCGCTCGGACTCCGCCTTCTTGGCGAGGGTCTCAAGACGCTGATTTTGGGCTCGTTCAAACTCTGCGCGTGCTTCGTTTAGGGCTCGTTCGTAGATTTCCTTGTTGTCTACGGGAGCCTTTGCCTTGACTGCGCCAACGAGTTTTTCGAGCTCTTCGGTAGTGATGACGATGTCGTTATCCTTCTTAGGGGTCTCGGCAACGTTTTCCATCACGGGCGTTTCCTTTTGGTCGTCCGTCATGTTTAGGACCTCTCCGCAAGGATGCCGGTGTAGACCTGGATACGGTCTTCGAGCTGGGCGAGGATGCCCTCAAGCTCGATAATCTTGAGCTTGTCTTCCACCTCATCAACTACCTGAGAGTTCTTCCAGAACTCGGGTTGCTGTTGAAACGAGAGACCAGCCTTGAAATCAGGACCGGGGCCGTAGTGCGCCGCCTTGATGTCAGCGAGGTTTCGACGGGCCTCAAGGGCCTTGGTGAGTAGCGCTCGCTGTCGCATAGCAGCATCGCGGTTACGCTCTGCCTGCTTTCGTTGCTCTGCTGTTGGTTTATTTTCTTGTTCAGTCATGTTCAATCTCCTAAATTGCTGCCTTACGCAGCTCGAACGTTAGTTATGCGGTTCATGGGCTGCTTTGGTTTGTTCGTGAATACGAACCCCTTAAGCACGCCGCCTCCCATGAACGTGGTCTTCTTTCCCTGGATAAGCGCCTGGTCTACTGGAAAGAGCGCCTCAAGCGATAGTGCGCGGAACTTATCCACTACCCACTCGTACCCGGTCTTCATCTTGGCGGTTATCCAAAGGCGACCGTTCTCGACACGGGCAGTTACCCATTCGGTAACCGACTCGGTCATATTGCGCTCTTTTGTTTCTCGGAACTTCTTGTGCTCGTCAGTGTATCCGCCGATGCCTTGAGTGTTGATTTGGTGAGCAAATCCTTCAAGGGCCTTGGTAGAGAACGCCTGGTTGTGCATGTCCGGCTCCGGACTTGCGAGTATAGCGTCTACGATAACGCCTTTCTCTCCTGCCTGGTCTACGCGTATTGTCTTTATGTCAAACGAGTAAAGCTTTGTCGTGCAGTTAGTGAAATCTGATTCTTGTGCAACCGCGATACCTTCTCCAACGTACTTCATGCGTGAGAGAGTGGCGAGAGCCGCGACCTTAGCCGCGGTGCTCTCATCGTGACCCGAGATGCGGGCCTGGTTGTATACTCCACGGTGGAATGTGCGAATGGTATTCATGGTGAAACTCCGCGAGCGAGTAGCTCTCGTGCGCGTTTGTTTAGCTCAGGGTCGATTACTTGACCCGACGTGAGGCGCTCAAAGGCCTCCTCAACTTCATCAACAGACTGAGTTACGAGTTGGTTACTTCTTGTAGTGCCGGAGCTGCCGGTACCTACGCGCTTGTTTGATGCCCCTTCGCTCTTTCCCTTTCGTGATGGGGCCGAACCGCTATTCGTTAGCTGGTTCTTGTCCATCTTTGTCGGGGACTCGAAGAAGTCAGGATTGAAGAAGTCGTCAGGAAGCGGTACTCCCTGCTCCTCCATCCATTCGATAAGCTTCTCCGGCTTGGCCCCCATAGCCTTAAGCTGAACCGCCATGTCTATGACGTCCTTTGCGCTCTTGTCATCGATGGGGTTGAAGTAGAATTCAACACTCTTGAAACCAAGTTTCGGGAGGAGCTCGTGGTTGATAGTGTCTTCGACGTATTTCTGAAGTGAGCGGATGTGCGTGTTGAACGCCTTGTAGGTCTGCTGCTCTCCGCTTGCTCGTCCCGAGTTGTCGGGGATTCCTGCCATGATGGGAGGAACCTGCATCAACGTCAGTATGCGAAGGTCGATTGCCGTCATGAGTTCAAGGAAGCGCGGGCCGTCCTCGAAATTCATCAAAGCGTCATGCTCTACCCCGTCGCCAAACCATACGTAAGGCTTATCGGGGTCCTTTATGGTGAGTCGGTACTCGGCCAGGCTACGCTTGACGTCCTCGTCGATAGTACCCTTGGGGAAGTGGACCTTGTCTCGGAACAGGTTCTTCTTGAACATGCGCCAGATGTGGTCCTTGAGCTTGATTTTGATACCAACTAGCGAGTCGATTGGCTTGATTGGAATCTCGCCCCAGAGGCTTGTAGTGAAGCGGTCGAAGCGGAAGTGTACTACCTCATCAGGAGTGAAGGATACGTCAACGCCGCCCGCGCTTTTCTGTACAAACGCTGTCGGTATACCGTGACCGTCCGGGTCCACGATTTCCATTTCGGTAGTCTCAAGAACGTACAACTCAGTTGAGCCGTCGTCTTGCTTGGCTATTTCTATGAACGCGTTACCGAGCGGAACTCCATTGAAGAACAAGTGCCGCAGGAGCGAGTCGAAGTTAACGTCCTTGAAAAGGTTTTTCGCTCGTTGAAGCTCCTGCTTGTTCTTTCCGTCGAGGTAAAAACCCCGTCCGGTAGCTGCGTCGGTCTTGATTACTGTTGAAGCATAGACCGTCTCATCATTACGGACGACATATACCACGCTCGAAAGACGGTATTGTGATGGTGTGATGCCTACCGTTGTCGCGTTACGTCGCCCAATTGCGGACTGAGCCGCGTCGATAGTCCGACCTCTGCCGGCCTGGTCAACTGCGAGTGTGTCATTCCACTGGTCGTAGAAAGTTGACACGCTTTGTTTCTGTTTAGCCATGAAATGTGACGAGAAGCGCTACGAACTCTTCGGATAGGTGACTAGTAGCTTATAAAGACTTGATATTTTCGTTGCGCGGAGCAGAGATGCCGTATCTCTTTCCGTGCTTTTTGCATCCTTCGCGGCTCCCGTAGTAGAGCCACGATACCTTGAACTCTTGTATCTTGTCCAGATTGTCAAGAACCCAACGTGGTTGGGATAGAACGAGGTCAAGACACGCGGCATATCCATCCTCTTCGTCCTCGATGTTATCGAAGACGATTTTCCCGTACTGGTTGACCTGGTACGTATACTGCTTTCCCATTCCAGGTCTAACTGTCATAGTTACTCGCGCGGGTTCGCACGCTACCCGAAATTTCAAAACCCCCCTCACTTGGGTGGGGAAGCGTACCGGTCATAGGAGCATAGGTTACTGAATACTTTTCACCGTACTCTGAGAGAAGTCTCTCCCAATCTTTTTTGTTGTTGCGGTTTTTCATGTTACTTTTATGTTACATATGTAACATTTACCTACCACTCAAACGTCACGAAACGGACGCGGTTGGTTTCCTCTTGAAGGAAGAAGTACAAGCTCATTACGAAACCGTCAATCAGGTCGTCGGTTCCTCCTGGAGCGTGTTCGATTATCGTGTGCACCTTTCCTTGACTGAACTGCATGCCGAGCATTTCCTTCTTCAGCTCGTCATCGACATAGGAGCGAATCTCTCCGCGGTTCAAGGCAGCGCGGAACGCTCCGTACTTCTTTACCTTGTCAGTGGCGAACTTCATAGGCTCGACATTCCACCCTCGGTCGCGCATAGCGTTGATGCGGTACCATCCCGCAGGACAGTCGTCCGGTACGATGCGCTGCACATTGAATTTCTTAAGAAGGTCTGCTATGTCTTCGAGGAGAGAACCGTCCCCGTTGATGGGGTAGCGGTGGTGATACAAGCGGGTCATCATACCGGTCTTCTCATCCATCTCTGAAATGGTGACGGTTGTGTGAGAGAGCTTCTCCCCGCCGAAGTCGATGCCCATGTCGCACTTCTTTGCGTACGCGTCGAACTTTCCGTAGCCGTCAGAGAATATCCTCTTGACTGCTTCAGGTTCAAAATACGCTGTTTCTCCCTTCACGAACTGACAGTAGTAGTTGAGTAGAGCCTCGTTGTACCGACCCGCCTTGCGCAGTTCCTCGATATCTTCTTGTATAGACTGATACTGTGAGGGATTCTCAATCTTGATTGACTCGCACGTAAACATTACACGGTCGATGTGAGGATTGTCCAAGGTACCGTCCACGTTACAGAGTTCGTAGAAGAACCCGCGAGCAAACCATGGAGTGGACGAGTAGAAGCGGATTGCCGCGTTTGCCTTCGCGGTCGGAGCAAGGTGCTTGTAGTGGGTGTCGTCGGAGAAGTTGTCTGCCATACCACACTCGTCTTCGAGAATCAGACAACCAGTCTGGCCAAGTACCTTCCCTGTTGGAGGGTACGACTTGAGTACAGGACCGAGTACTGCTCCTGCGAGGATGTACTGCCCGTGCACTTCCGCTTTCTGTCTCTTGAAGGTGATGGAGGATGCGCTGTTTCCTGTGCCTTCATCAAGCAAGCTACTGAAGAATCCCTTGAACTTCTCGCTACGCTTACCAAATACAGGGTTTCCTGCAGTGTCAAGGTAGGTTCGCTCCATGAAGTCGTCTCCTAAAAGCATCAAGTCTTTGACCTTAAGTAGGAGCTCTGTTGCCTGTTTATCGGTAGCCGATACCACCAGTACGGATGTTCTGTGGTCTGACTTACCGGGAAGCTTGTTGAACACGCACGCCCACAAGGATATTGCTGCAACGAAGGTCGATTTACCTTGCTGTCGTCCAGTGAAGAGTAGGTATTGACGGATTAGCCGGTTGCGCTTCTCAGGGTCTTTTTCAAGAAGTGCCGCTCGCGCCCGCGTCCAGGCATACACTTGCCACGCGTACAGCCGCAGTCCCAGCATCTTCTCACAGAAGTAAGGAAAGTTCTCGCTCGCCTCGGCAATCATTCCCTTGCCTGGAGTCCCTGCACGCTCCTTGTCCATTGCCGCGATGAACGCCTCATCAACCACCATCTCTTTCAGAGGACCCATTAGCACATTACTCATTGATAATTACCTCTCCGCTTTCATTGCAGGGAACTGAGACTCCCCATCCGCACCCTTGGGTACAGTGGAACGTCATATCCCATGCAGTCACGAGACGAACCTGTCCAACTCTCTTTGCCCAATCAAACTGCTGCGCATAAAGAGGACCCCCGCAGCCAGGACACTTAGCATACGTCATTCAATCACCACATCACGGTACGCGGCAGCCGCCAAGTTCTCCTTGATTGACTTGTCACTGTACCCATTATCAGACGCTACAATAGTCCCTGTAGAAGGACTAAACACTGGAGACTGCTTAAACTTCCCTTTATCAACAGGGTTAGGCATACGGTAGAGTAGCACCGGGCGGTTCCAAGCACCGGTTATCACATTCTCAAATCCTTTCACAGGAGTGAAGAACAGGTTACCTTCATCATCAATGAAGTGAATGCTCTTTTTACTACTACTCAGTTTAACAACAGCCATATTATCAGAACTTTAACCTAAAACGGACCGAGAAGGTATCGAACCTCCGACTTCCACCTTAACAGGGTGGCGCTCTACCCCTGAGCTATCGGCCCACTATACGCGAGACTTAATCGGGTTAGCAACACACCAAGAAAACTTGGCCTCAGCAAGCCCAAGCGACTGGTAAAACCAACCATACCTACCAAATTCTTCATTACCAGCCAAGATTTCACGGGTAGGGGTCTCAGCCAGGACCTCATTAGACCAGGAGTGTGGGTCAGATTTTCGACGAACTCGGTGAACCTCATGTCCAACTACCTCCCCACCAGAAATAACGGCGTATAGCGCGTTTTTCTCATCACGCTTAGAAAGCCGGTAAGATAACTTGTTCTTATTGAAAGACAAAGGGACAGTAATTAGCATAATACCTATATACGCATTCATCATATATAAGCTTTGTGAATGATATAGCAGATTGTAGCTAAATAACGAAGAATAGAAGACTTTTTAGCCATATTTCTAAGACTTAAGATAAATTTCTAGAACTTAAGTCCTCCTCTATCCTCCCTGCTTATCCCACCTATGTAAATTCTTGAAGTTGTATCACTTGTTAGTGACGAATGGGGATATCATAATTACCATATATGACATATATGTACATATGTTGTATGTTAGTATGTGAGTGTATGTACTTATTGTACTTGTTTCTATGTTAGTGTGTACTGTACATATACCACACATACACACATATGATATATATGTACATATGTCCCATATGTAACATATGTTATTATTTACTGATGAGTAACTTATCCCGCAAGAATTAGTAATTACCATATGGAATATATTGTCTGGTATATATGTTATAGAATTATATTCCATAGAGACAATAAAAACACTTATAACCCCTCTTCCCCATTCCATAGGTATATCTCGCAAGAAAGCGAGGAGGAAACAAACATGACACAAACCATAGGACAAGCAGCCGACAAACTAGCACAAGAGTACTTTACACTCTACCAAACCTTACGCAAGGATTTCGACAAAGAGCAAGCCCAGAACCTCGCACTCCACGACCTAGTAGTAAAGCAACTAGTCGCGGAGTTTGCACAAGAGAAGCTTAAGCAACTCATAGCAAAGGTGAACGCATGATAACCCCAACCCAGAGCATAAGCGACACGTACCGCATGGTGCAAGCCTTGCGCCCAGTGTGCGCACACCTGTATATTAACACTGTAAGCGTCACCGACAGCACCGGCAAGAGAACCCGCACGTTCTGCGCCCGTTGCAACGAGAGGGTGTAAACATGACCCGCACCGTATGGATAGAGTATCACGAGTTTAAGGGCGACGGTTCGCTTATGCCCGTACTCGGTAGCGACGGAACGCAACGAATCGACGGACGCTTAAGTAACCTCTCACGCATCCACGAACTGGCGGAGACGCGCAACTTTAAGGGCGCGACACACTACCGCGTACTCGTGGGGCAGAGCCTTAAGAGTAGCGAGGCGCGTATAGCGTCCCCACTGGTAGCCCTCTTAAGCGCGAACCAGTGCGCGAGGCGTAACCGTGTCGTGCCCGTTATGGGTTCGGTGTGGTGTGGCTGTCGCCAGTGTGACCCCGAAGCATACGCCGAGGTGACAGAATGAACGCCAGCGCATCGCTATATCACGCACGACTGGGTACGCTGATAATGCTAGCCAAAGACACCGAACGCTTTAAGGCGCGAAGCCTTAACGAGTGGGTGACAGAATGAGCAAAGAAACAACGTACGCGGAAGCACTGGAATACATAAACAACTTGCCGACAACAATCGAGGGGCGACCTTTGCGCCGTGCATGGGGAGACCTTGTTTATGAGTTTACAGAACTACCGGACGGAGTACGACAGGCACTTATTAACCGCCTTATCGGACTACAGAAGGAACAACGACACAAAGCCGACGAGAAACGCGCAGAATGGCGCGAGAAATACGGAGAGGATGAATAAACATGACAACCGAACAAACAGACATTAACTTATACCCAAAGACACGCACGGAACGCATCGCGGTATTAAAGGCGATTAGCGACAGCTCAAAGACGATTAATATACAGAACAGTGACGAGACGCGAATAGTATTTGACGACGAACGCGTTAAGCTACTTATGGACGTACTCGACCCGTTCGACGACTGGTCGTATGCGTGGACAGCTTCCGCACTCCCTCAAATGGTTGAAGCACTAGAACAGGGAGAACGGGACGCATTAAGCGAGGAAGCCGGAGAACTAGCCGACAGTCTGACGGACGTTTATACTGTTGAGCTTATGGCGTGGGCTTCCCGCAACATTGACGCGGTAGACGAAGCACTCAAAGACGGAGCAACGACGATTATATCAGCGGTTACACAAGCCCAATATATGGCTATTAACGACCACTTGCTTAAACTGGCTGATATCGTGAGTGAGTACGTAGACGGGGGTGACGAAGAATGACAACACTATACGTTAAGAAGATATGGAGCACAAACCCCAACGAGTACGAATACATAACACTAGAGAGAGCCTTAAAGCGTTATCAGCGATACAACTTAGGCATAGCACAAGCAAGAGAACGCGGTATCGACCCGTACCCAAAGGAGTTCGACGATTGGTTGAGGACTGAAATATGAACGAACCAGACCTTAAGGAATTCCTACGACTAGCACATGACAACGAAACGTTCGAGCAATACGCACAACGTATTAAAGGGGCTGAATAAAAATGATATGTCAAGACTGCAAGAAAGAAACAAAACAAACACCTAGCGGTAAATGTCACGAGTGTAAGCTTAACGCTTTCCTTATGCGAAAGCTAAGAGAAGAAAAACAGGTGTAAAGATGGACATCAAAGAATACGCAATCGAGCACGAACAACAGATAATCGAGGACTTTATCCTCGCGCATGACATAGAATTAGAGACATGGTGCTCCGAGCAAGGAAAACATGGACACAGCGAAGACTTAAGAGAGTTCGCAACCTCTCACAGTGAATACTGGCGTTTCGTTGAGCTACACTATGCAGACTACAAAAGCGGAGGACAATAAACATGGAACTAACAAAAAGGCAATCGCTATTATTGCGTATGGCTTGCAAAGCTCTTGCAGATTGTAACATGGAACACGAAGGTTTCCACTATGACGAAGCAGACTGCGACCTAAGTTGCTTAGCAGAAGACATAATTATCGAATTCAACCTTCCGTCATTTGGTGACGAAGAATTTGACAAAGATATTGAAGGGTGGAAAGATGGATAAGGTAGGTAAGGAGGTGGATTATACTTTCGCATGTGACCTATGCGACAGGAAGAACCTATCACAAACGGGAATATACATGCACCTACTACGAACACACAAAGGACAACCAGAGCATATTA